GTCGCGGTGTAAAGCAAACCACCCGGCCATTGCTGACCGGGTGGATGCTATGCCGCTCAATACGCAGCGACGAACCGCCTCTGCAACACTTCACCGTACTCCGCTATGCCCTTGAAACACGCCGCACATCCTGACTCAGCAACGCCATCGCTGTGCGATACTTCACGTCGCCATTGCCGCGCAACACACGCCACGCACAGCCTACGCCTTGATTTCCTCCCAAGTGAACCGGCCCTTGCCGCTGTTGCGCCACTGACCCAGCCCCTTGTTCTTGCCGTAGTCCAAGCATTGCCGAATGAGTTCCGTCAACGACGGCGCGAGTGTGCTAATCTCGCACTCAATCACTGCACCGGCCTTGACCGTCTCAGACGACGCCAGCGACACACGCTCGCCTTTCATCGTATCGGCACGGAGCGGACGGACGCATACCTCGCCAAGCTCGCCAGCAATCGGAATCTGGCGCGGCGTAACGAAGATGTAGTTGTCCACGATGCGCTTGTGCGTGAACTTTGACAGCTTGGTCTTGCCGACCTTGATTTCGTCGCCGTTCAGTTCCAGCAGGATGCCGACCGCCTCCTTGATGAAACCCTTGATCTGGTAGTCCCAGACAATAGGCTTGCCGTCCTTGTCCTTCGGGAACACTGTCATAGACTTCTGCTCCAGTTCCTCGGCGTGGAGCGCGGCCAGTTCCTCCTCGACCTTGCTGGCGTCGGCGGACTTGGACGCGATGAACTCGCGGTGGAGTTCGGGGTTGTTGCTGGCTGTGCCGAGCATTTCTTCCGTCAGCGTGATGCGAACCTTCATGTTACTAACCTACCTTTCTGTGTGCAATAAGGGGCGCGGCTTCTCAATGCTTTGCGCTGCGTAGCCAATGCGTCACGACGCACGACCTTGCGAAGCGATACCTTTGCGATGCGGAACTTCGCGCCACGTCGCCCATGCACTGCCCATCTGAGCGGGGCATTGCCTTTGCGTTGCCAGTCGAAACCGCACTTGACCCAGCGTCGCCTTTGCCTCTCATTGCGATACCGCTCCCAGCCTGTGAACGTAGTTCCCTAGCGGGAGTGTTGCCGGAAGACCGGCGGCCAAGAGCGGCGAGATTCTTTGCTACGTTCACAGATCAACACTTACCTAAAAGCAATAAGTCTTGCAAGAATTATTTACTACGTTTCACCCTGCTCTTGATCTCGTTGACCTGCTCGCCCGTCCACAGCAAGACCATTGACCCGCGCAGTCGTTTTGGTTCTACCGGCTCAGGTTGCCTCGCCAACTCCCGAAAATATGTCTGGCTGACGCCGATGACTTCCGCCGCATACTTCGTGCTGCACAATTCTTTTCCGTCCATGCGTTGACCTCCTAGCTCTAAACTTATGGCATAACACTTTTGCAGTGTCAAGTAACACGGATTATTTATGCGGCGTTGAACCAGATTACTCAGGCAATTTCTGGCCGCGTCGGTCGCTGGTTGCTGGTAAAGTCCGGCAACTGGCAACAGCTTTTTGATCGCGGCTTCACCGCTGATGACGGCTCGCAAACCACACTCAACAAACCATATGCCCAATCGCCGTGGATTATGCGAGCCGTCAAGTCTGTCTCTGAACCGATAGCTGGCGTGCCATTGGTGTTCACGATTGGGGAGACTGAATATACAGACAAGACGCTTGCCGAGTTCTGGAAATCCCCTGTCATCGGCTTGGATTCGTGGAGTGACTGCGTTGACGCTTGGGTTGGCTGGCTGAAGTTGAAGGGAGAAGCGTTCATCATTGCCGATGATACGTTTTTCCTGAAGGTTCCCGGCAGTGAACCGACGAGCAAGCTGATTCTGGCGCGGCCTGATTGCATGAAGGAACTGTGCGTCGGGGGCGTTTTGGTCGGATGGGAATGGACTGACGGCAACGGAACGCGGCATCGCCTGTTGCCGGAGCAGGTGTACCAGTCGAAGTTGTGGAATCCCTACAATGCTTACCGGGGACTTGGTGAGCTTGAAGCGGCGCAGGTTGCAGCCGAGACAGACTATCTTGCTGGCAAGTACGAAGGCCGCCTTGCTGCCAACAGCGGCGATCAAGGCATGACGGTGACGACAGACGGCGGCCAGCCGTCACAAGAACAGATTGACCAGATAACGACGCAGCTACGGCGAAAGCGCGAGAGGTTGCTGCGCGGAGAGTTCACTGACCTGTTTCTGGCTGGCGGTCTAAAGGTGCAGTCGCCAGAAGTGCGCGGCGCGGATGTCGCTTTCCAATCAAGTCGCGTCACCAAGCGTCACGAAATCGCCGTTGCCTTTGGCGTGCCGCCGTCTCTGTTTGATGTGAAGGCGAGCTACAGCTTCGGCAAAGATAGTGACTATCGCGCCCTTATCGTCAACACCTGCATCCCGACGGCGCAACGTCTCTGCCGTGTCATATCGAAGATTGCGAGCCAACAGACCGGCAAACAACTCGAAGCGTATTGTGACTTCGACGAGCACCCGGTCATGCAAGAGGTACGGCGGGAGCGCATAACCTCAGCGCAAGCATTGTGGGCGATGGGCGTACCGTTGAAGGATGCCAGCGACTATCTTGACATGGACTTGCCTCGCGTTGCCGGGGATGACGTTGGCTATTTACCATTCAGCGTGCAGCCGGTAGGCGAGCCGATGGATGAGACGGACTTCGCCGAGACCACGCCAGTTGAGGAAATGAAACACGCGATCCGTGCGTTGCGTGCAGCGGCAAAGCCTCAGCCGCTCGCCTGCGGGTGCGCTGGCGACATTGAACACAAAGCCGCCGACCCGACATGGCGCAAGAAAATGCAGCAACGACGCGGCGCGTTGAAGGCATTTGAAAGCAAGTTCAACCGTGCGCTGATGGATGCCCGCAAAGAAACACTCGCCAAGCTCGACAGCCTAGAAGCGAAAGGCATCCATAACAAAGCCGTCGCCGCCGACTTCGTATTCGACCTCGCCGCATTCGCATCAGACATGATGCGGGGGATGCGGGCGGTCGCCATCGGAGCGATTACTGATGCGGGTCAGAATGCTTGGACGGAGATTGGCAAGACCGACCCATTCATTGCACCGCCGAATGCTGTCAGTGAGTTCCTGAAGAAACGTGAGAACAAACTTAGCAACGTCCCGTCTGACATCTTCGACAAGATACGCGACGCGATACAGGAGGGGCTTGACGGCGGGGAGAGCCGCGACAGCATAGCCGCCCGTGTCCGCGCCGAGTTCAATGAGATTTCGACAGGGCGCAGCAAGGTCATCGCACAAACGGAAACCGCTGCCGCATTCGGCTTCGGCGAACTTGAAGGCTACCGCGCTGGCGGCGTGCGACGCAGGCAATGGCTGACAAGTCTGCTGCCGAGTGTCCGCCCATCACACCAAGAGGCGGAGGGACAGACGGTGGGGATTGACGAACCGTTCCGCGTAGGCGACGCGCTCCTCATGTATCCCGGCGACGAGGACGGCCCGGCTGAGGAGGTCATCAACTGCCATTGCACGACCGTAGCGATTCAGGAGCCATCCAATGAATAACATCATCCGCAGAGTCATCACGCCAGAAATCAAAGTCCTCGACGCCAAAGATGGGCTTGTCGAATACGTTGCCAGCGATGAATCCGTTGACAGCTTCAAAGAGGTCATCCGCGCCGATGGCTGGCGGTTCACAAACTTCAACAAGAACGCGCCATTCGTTGACAGCCATGACTACGGCAGCATTGACAAGCTGCTTGGCAAGGTCGTGGACTTCGGCGTAAGAGGCCGCAAGCTGATTGAGGTCGTCCAGTGGGCGAAGGATGTTGCCGAGAACAAGCTGGCACAAATCGGCTGGCGCATGACGGAGGCCGGGTTCTTGAAGGCTGTCAGCGTTGGTTTCTGGCCGGTGTCCTATGTATTGCCCGGCACAGCGGAACACGCCGCACAGTTGAAGCAACTCAACATCGAGCCGATGACAGAGGTGCGAACGATTTTCACGGAGCAAGAACAAATTGAACTGAGCGCGGTCATCATCGGGGCGAACCCTAACGCGCTCGCCAAGTCCTACAAGGCTGGCGTCCTGACCGATGCCGACCTCGAAACCATTTCGCAGGAGACTGCACAGCGAACCGTCAGCCCGGCCATTGATCCCGTTGTCGCCGAGTTGACCAAGCAACGGGCGAGTGAGGTAGCTCTGCGGAGAATCCACGCCGCTATTGCGCGGCAGTAACACGAAAGGAAACGAACGTAACATGAAGACAATCGAAGAAATCGCCAGCGCAGTTGAGAACGGCGTCGGCGAATTGCAGAAACAGATGAAGGGCTTTGAGTCCTTCCAGACCGAAACCAAGAACGCCATCGGAGAACTCACGGCAGTCAAAAACTCCGTGAACTCGCAGGCGGAAACCCTCGCCAAGTTCGGCAAGGCGTTGGCCGCATTCCAAGCCGAGCAGAAAATCAGCGACCCCGTGAAGCGGTTCACCGCCAGCGCGGAACGCTGCGACTGGCTCGTTGGCCACTTCAAGCGTGCCATCGGCCTGCCGTTGACTCCATCGCAGAAGACAGCCATCACTGGCATTGACTCCGGCATCGGCGCAGCCGTGACTCCGCAGGAAACCAACGCGATGATCTACGACGCGCTGCTGACATACGGCCAGTGGAATACGCTCGGCGTCATTCCGATTGGCAGCCGGACTCAAATCCTCCCTCTCATCACCGCCCGCCCGACCGCGTACTGGGTGGCTCAGGGCGCACAAATCACCGAAGGCGCGATGACCGGCAGCAGCGTGACCTTGACCGTCAAGGAGGCGGCTGCGTGGATTCCTGTTGCCCGTGCGTTGCTTGAAGACGCCGAGGGCGACATGGCCGGTTACATCATCGAGCAGTTGGCGCAAGCCGTGGCGTACCGCCTCGACTGGGCTTGCTTCGCTGCCGATGGGACTGACGACACCACGGATGGCGCGTACACCGGCATCGCCTCTGGCGGAACCGCTGCCACTGCCGCCAACGGCAACACCACCGTCGCCGCGCTCGACCTCGAAGACTTCGTGCGCTGCTTGACCACGGTGTCTGCGGCCTGTTTGCAGCGTCCCTGCAAGTGGTGGATTCACCCGCAAGTCCTCGCCAAGATCGTCTTGATTCGGGACAGCAATGGCCGCCCGGTGTTCCAGACGGCTCTTGAAGCCCCGGCTGGCAACGGCATCGGCAGCATCCTCGGCTACCCGGTCATCCCGACCGCCGCCATGCCGTCAACGGATTCCGCTGGCAACGTGGTCGCCGTGTTCGGCGAGCCGAATGGCTGCGCCGTTGGCGTCCGCAAACAGTTTGAGTTGGCCCGGTCTTCGGACTTCCAATTCGATTACAACCGCGAAGCGTTCCGCACCATCGTCCGCGCTGGCGTGGTCATCAAGGCCGCAACCAGCTTCGCCAAGCTGACGCTCGCCGCCGACTAATCAATGCACAACGGGAGGGGTGGGCAACTCCCGCCCCTCCTACAACTGAAAGGAATAAACGCGAGGGGCTGGCTGGATAGAAACCGGCCAGCCCCAAGCACGGAGGAACATGGCACGCAAACAAGTTTTGAATAGGGCGGTTGAAGTGAAGCCCGACACGATGGATACCGCGCCGGTCGGCTTTGTTACCGTCAAGGCATTGGGCTGGCTCGTCGAAGACGGCATCACCTACAAGCCGGGAGACGTTTTCAAAGTCACACCGGAACGCGCAGCGGCACTAGGGGCGAACGTCAAGGCGGTCTGACATGGCTACTGAGCGCATCACATTTGACCTGCTCGGCCTGCTGACTGTTGACCAAGTGAGTCAACAGGTTCGGGCATCGTACAAGCGCACTCTGAAAAAGGTGCGTATCTCGACGCTCGGCGTACAGCCAAGCGGCGCGGCGGTCACGGTCAAGATGCGGATTGCGGAAGCAGCGCAGACGACAGAGTACACCCTGCCAGCCGGGTTGAAGTCGGCAGAGAACACCGCGCCAGATGTCGAAGTGGCCGCCGATAGCTGGACTGACTTCATCGTTGTCGCTACAGGGTCGGCGAGTGATTGCAAGGTTGAAGCGGAGTTCGAGGTTGCCGTTACGGTCGGCGGAGGCAGCACGACAGATTTGGGACTCGGCACACTCGGCGAGTTGAAGCGGTTTGTTTTGAACGCTGGTGTTGTAGCCGAGACGACATACGACGAGGCATTGACAGCTTTGGGGAAGGGAGTGGCCGCACTAATCAACAGGCATTGCAACCGCACATTTGCGCGAGCTGCATCAGCGACGGATGATTTCCGAGGCGGTACTGACCTTCTCCTGCTTTCGAGGTTCCCGGTGGAGAGCATCACCAGCATCGGTTTGAAGACGGTTGGCGAGTCTGCCTTCACCGCGCAAGCCGGAATCATTGACACCGTGGCATTGAACTCTGGCGTCTTGTGTCTGGTGGCGGAAACCGGAACAGAGCGCGACCAGCTTCGCGTCACCTATGCGGGCGGGTACTGGTACGACACCAGCGACAACGGAAGCGGAACGATGCCCGACGGGGCGACGCTGTTGCCGCATGACGTGAAACTGGCTTGGTTGCTCCAATGCCAGCACGTTTGGATGAGTCGGGATGTGATTGGCGTTTCCTATGTCCAAAAAGACGGCAGCGAAGGCATGAAGCTGGCTGGCGGACTAAAGAACGCTGAATTGATACCGCAAGTCAAAGATATGCTTGAACCGTTCAAGAGGATGATGCTGTGAGTGCCGTTGTCATCAAAATCAATTCCGATGCGATTGGCTTCTTGCGGTCATGGGAAGGCAAGCCCAAGAAGATTCTGCGAGCCATTGCGGACGTGATGGACGACCAGAACAACGAAGTGATACGGATCGTCAAGCAATACAATCGCGGGCGAGGGCCGTATCCTGTCGGCCAGCACCGGCTTGGTCATCGTACCGGTAAGTGGTCGCGTTCTATGTTCCGCGAAAGAGCAACCATTTCCGGGACTACCGTGACGAGTGGTATTGGCAACCGTGCCGTGTACGCTCGCATCCATGAGTTTGGCGGCAGGACAAGGCCGCACAAGATTGTTGCCAGCCCCGGCAAGGCTCTTGCTTTTACCGTGCAAAACTTCTTCGGTGTAAATCGTTTTTCATTCCAGACAAAAACGACAATGAAACAAGCCAGATTGGATGCTAGGATGAATGCTTACTTAGCCACCGGGAACCTGCAATGGCTAAAGACCGGCGGCGGAAAGCGCAAGGCGGCCTTCTACGGTCAGGGGCCGGTGTTTTTTCGGCATTCAGTCATGCACCCCGGCAGCAACATCCCCGCTCGCGCCCCAATCTCGACGGTTATTTTCAACCGGGCGCACACATACGGCAACGCAATCAGTGACGCTATTGTCCGCGTCTGCAAAGGTGGAGGCCGTAATTGACGACTCACATCAAACAGATTCCGCTGGATGTGTACTATCACTTGAAGGCGTTGGACTACCTCATCAATGTACCGGTCGTTTGGATGGGCGACGTGGACGCCGACAAGACGCTTGACCTTTACGTTAGCGGCAGCAAGCGGCAGAATAACAAGACGGGCGCGGCGGTCGCCGTATTGCTGGCAGAATTGCGTGACATGAATGCCAACCTACCGACGCCACGCGGCAACATCCTTGTCCGTGTCCGTGTCTGGGCGAACTCTGTCATCAACAACGGCGGATTCGGCACCGGCCTTTCCATCTATGAACTCACAGATTATATAGCCCGCGCCTGTCATTCATTCCACACCAGCGGGCGCGTCATCACCGTCAAGGAAATCACGCCAATCCTAGCCGAGAGTTTCCCCGCCGATGAAGGCTATGAGATTGTCCTGACGACGGCGGAATCCCTCGACACATTGGCAAAGACCGCAATGCCTTCCGTGACCATTGGCGAAGCGACCGTCACAATCACGACCTCGACCTCTGGCGCGTCCATCTATTACACGCTGGATGATACTTTCCCGGCTGCCGGTAACACAGCAGCCACACTTTACGCCGCCGCATTCGCCAAGCCGTCAACCGGCACAACGATTCGAGCAGCGGCGTATAAAACCAACCTGAACGGGTCGGACGTTACGGAGGCGACGGTAACATGACCTCCAAGCAACAGCCGATAATCTCGGCAGGAGAATAAACATGGCTCAGCCTACTATCATCGTCGGGCCTGCCGTTATCGGCATCCCGAATGGAGGGGAAACCCTCTATATCTACACCGAAGGCAACATCACGGAGCGACTGGTGCGCGAGACATCACCAAAGACCATGAGCATGGTCGGTGAGTGGGATCGAACGCTCGTCAGTCAAATGGTGACGCTTGAGTTCACGCCAACCGGAGTGCTCGCAAATGCGGCCAGCATCTTCCCATACTCACCGTCACAGATCGGCACCAACATTCTTTCCGCCGATTCATCCGTCATCATCTGGACGAAAGCCGGAAAAGTGAGAACCTATGGCCGCGGCTGCATCACCAAGATGCCGGACATCGCCTGCGCCGTGGACAAGGACTGGATACAGGGAACGATGCAGATCACCTGCCTCCACGGTCTGACAAAGGTACTCACCGATACCGACGCATGGGTCGCTGTCACCAGCGACGCCTTCGACGACGCCAGCTTTGACGAGACGAAAGTAAAGCGCGGAGCGTACACCGGCGCATGGGGCGCAATCGCCACCGGAATCGTCTCCGAGACCGGCTTCGTCTTCTCTCCCTCTGTCAACATCGCAATGAAAAAAGCGGATGGATGGGGGAACGTCGGCATCATCCTCACCGGCCTCGGTCTCACTTGCAAGTTTATACCGGTCGGATGGAGCGAAGAAAACTTTGACACTTATCTTCGCCTGCAAGACTCGACGGCCATTGTCCCCGGAATGAGCATCGGAACCGGCACCGGCACGAACCTTGTCGTTACGTCAGCCGCAACTGGACTGACTATCACCGGCAACCACATGGGCCCGGCAGAAGGCGGCCAGCAATACGGCCTTGATGCCATGCGCGGCGGGGAAGTCAGTTTCGTCAGCCGCATGAAGTGGACGACCGGAGCCGTTCAACCGCTGTTGACCATTGCCATCGCCTAAACAATGCTTGCGCGATTCCAACGCGATTCTGACGGTGACACCGTTTGGATCACCGGCGACGCCATGCCCGATGGGTTGTCGGACATCACCGGCTCGCTTGGGCGGTCTGTGCAGGAAATCACAGCCGTCCGAGCCTCCGGGATTCGCGCATGGAACAGGGGTAACAGGCGATTCTCCGCGCAGTTCAGTGTGTGGCGGTCATTTGACTCAATAACCGAGGCGACGGATTTCCTTGTTGCGCTTGATGCTGCGCTTGCGGATGACGGGACGTTTTTCCTGACGGTCGTGAACCATGACGGGACAACGGCAGAGTATCGGTCAACCGAAGCGCAGGTAACGATTGGGCTGCAACGCGCCATTGGCCTGACGATTGTGATTGGCGTCAACGTAGTTGGTGCGCCGCTTGAAGTGGTGCCGGTTGACCAGTCGCCGCATACCGCTTCCGGCAACAACGGGAGGCGGTATCACTGGTGTCCTGAAACTGAATTGTGGTATCCGTTCGCCGCGCAATTGGAAGGCGGTTTGATTGTGCCGGTGCTTGACCAGTCCGGGATTGACGACGCTGCGCTTGCGGCATTGCCGTCCGATATATCGAGGACGGTATTTTCCATTGACGGCTCGCAATATCACTGGTGCGACGGCACATCAACTTGGCACAGATTCGCGGCACAGGACAGCGACGGTACGGCTGCGATTGTGCTGGCGCAAACAGGATTGACAGACGCCGCACTTCTGTTTCTCCCGGCGAATCAAATCCGGTACAAGACGGGAACGAACGGCCTTGAATATCACTGGTGCGACGGCACAAGCCGCTGGCATCCGCTACAGGCACAACGAACGGGCAGCATCATAACGCTGTCACTTGGCAAAGGAGTATATCTAGTCACATGAAAACACGAATCTCGACAATCATCATCATCAGCGCGGCGATAACGATCTCGCTGGTTCTGGTCTGGCCTCTTGGTGCCGGGCCTACAAACACCGTGGCGCGTGTCAATGCCGTCCCGCTAATCACCGACACCAACGGCGTGATAGTTGCGCCAGCGGCATTCATCACGGTCAATGGTCTGGCAACGACAACGGCATTGAACAACGCGACCGGCTCATTGGCCACGGCCAGCATCACCAACGGCCTCGCCACGACCACAAGCGTCAATACCGCCATTGCGCCACTGGCTACAACCACGAGCGTCAATGCTGCCGTCGCGCCGCTCGCTTCGACCAGCTATGTAAATGAAGCCATCGCCGCTATTGGAACGGATTACTTCAGCGGCATCATATCAAATGCGACATCCTATTTGACCTACACCAATGGATTTCTGGTTTCAACGAACTGGCCGTAATGGATGACCAACTCAAAATCCTGATTCAGGTACTTGCCGACACGGTGGGGGCGGACAAGGTGCGGAATGCTGTTGCCGGAATAAAAACCGAGATAAATGCCGTCGAGGATGCGCAGAAAAATGGAGCAGCGACCTCCGAAGCAAGTACCGCGAACATGGCGAGAGGACTTTCAAAGCTCCAACAGGCCGCCACCATCGCGGGAATTGCAATGGAGGGAGGACTTTCTACTCGAAGCGCATTAGCTCTTACGAGGACATTCATCGGTCTCACCGCCGCCGCCAGCGCAGGTAGTGCGGGGTTGTTGGGACTTGTCGCCATAGTGGGCGTAGCCATATCATCCATCGCCAACTATAAAAAAAATCTGGAGTCACGGATTCAGGAGGCTCTTAAGCCGATTGATGAATATAAAAAAATGGTCACAGATGTCGCCAATGAGGCCGACGCCCAATCCAAGCGCATTGAACAAGCCACGACAGCCATCGCCGCCTCCGCTGCAAAAAGTTATGCCGAAGCAGGGTCAGCCATCAGTGAATTTTTGGATAAACAAAAAGAGGCGATTGACAATCAGAAGGTACTGGCCGAAGCCATCGTCACGATTCAGGAATCTGAGGGAAAGATTAGCCCAGAACAGGCTGCCGGATTGCGAGCTGGCATACAAGGGAAAAGCCAGATCGATACCATCGAGGCCCAGAAAACTGCGGTGAAGAAACGGTTGGAGGAGGCCGTAAAACGAGCAGCCAATCCAGACGACTATTCCGGTGTAATTGAGGCTAGAGCCAGACTCGATGCCGTAGGGCCATGGGGCGGCGAGAAAAGGAAAGAGGCCGAGGAGAAACTCAGGGCAGCATTGGCCGCTTCATCAGACATTGAGAAAAAAGCGCGGGCAGAAATCGTGAGACTGAACGAATCTCTTGCGCAACTTACGGAAAAGGGGCAGATCGCAAGAGTCCAGTTGGACGCCGAGTTGCGCAAGAACATCGCAGAACAGACTCAGAAGAAGATTAGGGAAGCAGAGGAGGAAAAAAATAAGGCTGCCAAAGAAAAAGCGGACGCAAAGGAAAAGGCGGAACGGGAGAACCGCAAACAGGCCGCCGAGAGTTTGCGGACAATGATACCGAGGCTCACTGGCGAAAACAAAGAGAAGGCAATCGGCTTGCTGGCTTCCGTTGAATCATTCGGCGGCACCGGCATCGAGCAACGCTCCGCGTTCACAGAGGCATCCAGCCAGATTGATGCAATGCGCGAGGCGGCAGCGCGTGAAAGAATGCACGGCTTGCCAAGCGGTCTGTCGCCGGTCTTTGCCCGCACATCACCGGAAAGCGTGGCGGCCAGCGTTGGCGTCAATCTTCCAACCGCAGAACAGGCAATGCAGCCGTTGAACGGTTCGCTCATTGGCGAATATCGTCGCCTTGTGATGATGATCAAAGACCTTGCTGAATTATTTGAAGACGGTAAGAATCAATGACGTGGTATCTCACACATTCAGGGACAAAGAAATCGTTTGCCGAGTGGGGGCTGTCCAACGTCACGCTCAAGCGCAGAGTTCTGGCCGTTGACACCTTGAACTTTACCATTGACTCGCGGGACTTGGACAACGCCTTTGACTTTGCCCACGATGACGAAATCATCATTCATCGCGGGGACGTGATTTACTTCGTCGGGACAATCGTGGGCCCGGCGGACAGCGCATCAGCGAATCAGGAACGGCACAACTATGTTGCCGAGGGGCCATGGAGGAAACTTGAACGGCTCGTCTTCTTGCAGCATACGAAAATGCAGTCTGGTGAGGTTTTGATTGAAACTGACTCAGCCAGAATCAATCTTTTCTCGACAATCACCGGCGGCATCCAGTCCGTTGCTGAACAGGCTACAGAGGTCATCCAATACGCCATTGACGCCGGGCGATCCATCCAGCTTGGAACAATAGACATGGTGTTCTACCCGCCAGCCGAGGAGGGAATCAACATCACTTGCGCCGAGGCAATCCGTCGCTGTGCCAGATGGGTGCCTGATTCAATCGCATGGTTTGACTACTCGACAACGGACGGAGGCGGAAACCCGGCACCTACATTCCACTTCAGGCCGCGTGCGAATCTGACGCCGATAACCGTGGACGCTGAGACTGACAGCATTTCCGACATGAGCTTCCGGGCCAGAAGCGACCAGAAGTTACCGGGCGTTATGCTGATTTATGAGACGACAAGCGGCAAGGCAAGAGTGCCGCTCACCGAAGTCTGGCCTCCCGGCACCACCGGGAAAGAAGACGGCTGCGCCGTGTTGCAATTCGACATTCGAGGCCCGACAACTACGTTCCTGAAACAGGCCATCGAGACAGAAACCTATGCCCCACAGACCAGCGCATTTTGGGAGAAATACGACAAGGCTTTCGGCGCACTTCATAGTGCAGGAAAAATTACCAACTTCGTTTTCCACGATGGGTATCAGGAAGGAATGGATCCGGGCACACATCCTTATATTTTGACCAAAGGGCAGATTACGCAGTGGATGATTGACGACAACCTCATTGAAGTGGGAGAGGGGACAGTGTGGGGAATCGTTAGTTACAACGTCATTGATAATGATGGGAATGTGTATGCTGAGGCCAATCATAAATATATGGTGATGAAAGGCATTTTCTGCAACAAAGCATCCCAGACATTCTACAGCCTCGACTCCTACGAATCAGGAGACACCCCGCCCGTCGGAATGGCGAAGGCACTTTACGACCAGTATTCAGAGCTTCATCATGAAGGCTCACTGACGCTTTTGGAAAAGGAACTTGGCGCGAGGAACTTCATGGGACGGCTGTTGAATGTCGCGGGGATCGCAGGCCGACCGACGTGGGCGACCATGCGCGGCTATATCAACAGCGTCGTAGAAGAATTGCCGGACGGAGCGACGAAAGTGACCGTTGGGATCCCGCCATATCTGAACATTGGCGACCTGATTTCTCTACTCATAAACTCGCGGACGCGAAGACAGGCGAAGCGAATTGAACGCGCCACCGGCCAGACCGAGGAGGGTTACAATCCATTGCAGCTTGGCGATTACTTTGGCGTGTCATCCTCTGCAGCGGCAGAAGCACCAAAGTCGCGAGAGGTATTCACCGCGCCGAGCGGCGGGGCTAATGTAGATGTCTGTTCACAACCAACAGGGTCAATGGTAATTTTAACAGGAGGCGGCACGGCGGCAAACATTGAGATAAACACCGCAGACTTGCCGACCGGCAAGACAGCAAGGTTCCAAGCCGTCACCGACCCCTGCACGGGGGGGACGGCCTACATCCTAATGACGGAGCCGGAGTAACCATGCCCATCACGTTCAACTACAAGGGCGCAATCAGCGGGGACATATTCCCGGATTACATTCAGGTTGACGTTTCTGGCTTTGGCTCTACGGGCTGCGATGAAGAATGTCACGACTGCGGATGGGTCAATGGGTCATATCAGCTTGCGAAAATTGAGCCTATCAATTCGGAACCAGTAGAACAGTGTTGGCCGGAATACTATTACGAAGATGGCGACAACAGCATCCTTATCTATTTCTGGTACGGTGGATGGTACTTTGATTTGGCATTCTACTATGCCGATGGCCCCGATGGTGATGCGTATCTTTACGGTTCCTCACCCAACCCACTTGACGATGTTTGTGAAATGGCGTGGACGGTAGTCAATGACGATGCCGTTTGTTTTTGTGGCGCTGATGAGTATTACGGCTGTGGCTCCGTGAATCATGGAGTTGGTCAAACCCCGACCGCCGTCGTGAGCGAGGTCTAAGAATGAATCATCCCTGCCGCTATATGGAAGACAGAGCCGAGGGGAATTGGTGTTCTATTTTCCAGCGCACTACGCCGCTGAAATACTGCGAGCAATGTATAAGGACAAAGCAGAACAACCCGGAAGCCATTGCCAGCTATGCCGGTAAGTTGCGGGAGCGAATCGAGGCGCGGCGTCAAGGCGTCAAAGGCGTTCTACAAAAGAG